GAAGGCGCATCGGCTGTCAGCCAAATTTGGCGTTTTGACGTAAAGAATCGCGTTTTGTCCCCGTTCACGCCGACCGACTTTTTGCAGTCCGGCACGGCCACGCTGGGGCAGCGCATGGCGGCATACGCGGCGATTGACGGCACCGACACCTACGATGTCGTGCTGCTTGAATCGCACCTGTCCACGGTCTGTCAAGAGATGGTGGTTCTGGTATGACCATTGCTGAACTGATCCAAATCGCGAGGGCGCGTCTCACCTACCTTGCCGCACAGCGGGAAACCGCTGTGCGCCTGGGTGATGAAACGCAGATTTCTCTGATTGACAAAGAGTCCTCACAGACGCAGGAAACGCTCAACCAACTCTTGACGCTGGTGTAAGCCGTGTCACTGCTGACACTCCTCCAAAGCACAGGAGGCAGCGGTGACGTTTCTGTTAGCGTTACCGGCCTTTCCGCAACGGGGGCCGTGGGCAGCGTATCTGTTTCCTCGGCTGTTTCGGTCGCGCTTACTGGGGTCTCGGCCACGGGGGCCGTGGGCAGCGTATCGGTTTCCTCGGCTGTTTCGGTCGCGCTTACTGGGGTCTCGGCCACGGCGGCCGTGGGCAGCGTATCGGTTTCTTCGTCAGTTTCCGTCCCTGTAACCGGAGTCTCGGCCACGGGCGCAGTTGGTACTGCATCCGTTGCGATCAACACAGACGTCTCCGTCCCTGTAACCGGCCTTTCGGCCTCGAGCCTTGTTGGCTCAGTCGTCACGCAGTCGGGCGCTACCGTGTCGGTTACGGGGGTCGTCGGCACTGGCGCTGTCGGTTCAGTCACCGCTGTCCCCTCGACTAGTGTTTCGGTAACCGGAGTCTCGGCCACTGGATCGGTGGGATCCGTTGCGCTTACGGGAACCGCTTCTGTTGCGCTAACCGGGGTAGTTGCAACGGGGACCGTTGGCTCTGTTGTAGTCTCCATAAGCCGATCGGTTGCGGTAACCGGCGTATCGGCCACCGGCGCGGTAGGTACGGTAACCACCACCGCGGGCGCGCAGGCACTACTTACCGGCATATCGGCCACTGGCACGGTAGGCGCGGTCACGCTTACAGGCACGGCCTCCGTAGGCCTGACTGGGGTGGTCGGGGCAGGGCAGATAGGTAGTGTCACTGCGATCCCCGGGCAGGAGGTCCTGGTTACCGGCGTCTCGGCCACGGGGGCGGTAGGATCCGTCACGCTCACGGGCGGGGCCGGTGTTTTGTTGACCGGGGTCTCTGCGCAGGGGTTGATTGGGCCCGTACTGGTTTGGGGCGTGATTAATGACAACCAGACCCCTGACTGGCAAAATGTGGACGACTCGCAGACGCAAAACTGGACGGTTGTCAATGATGCTGACGGAACGGTCTGGTCACAGGTTACGACATAGGGAATGCACGTATGCCTAGTAGCTATTCAACAAACCTGAGAATTGAGCTTCAGGCCACAGGTGAAAACTCAACTACCTGGGGCGACATTACCAACACCAACCTCGGAACGCTTGTCGAACAGGCAGTTTCGGGCTACGTCACCCAAGCCGTGGCTACGGGCACAGACACGACGATCACGATTCCGGACGGCGCCACAGGCGTGGCTCGGAACATGTACATCGAGTTGACGGGCACGGGCGGGACCAATACCAACCTGATCGTCCCTGCCAATCGGAAGCTCTACTTCATCTACAACAACACTTCGTCCGGTCAGGTGACCGTCAAGGTTTCAGGCCAGGTAGGTGTCTCTGTACCCAATGGCAGTAAGGTCATTCTTGTCTCCAACGGCACGGACATCGTCAATGCTTTGACGTATCTGCTCAACGGTGGCCCACTCGGAACGCCCTCATCTGGGGTGCTGACCAATGCTACGGGCCTCCCGCTAACCACTGGGGTGACCGGGATTTTGCCCGTCCTCAATGGTGGCACCGGACAGACGACGTACACCAACGGCGAATTGTTGATCGGTAACACCACCGGCAACACGCTGACCAAGACTACGCTGACCGCTGGCAGCGGGGTTTCAATCACCAACGGTGCTGGGAGCATTACGATTGCTGCAACGGCTGCCGGTGGCGCACAAGACTACATCGTCCAGTCATATGGAATTGTTTGAGGTAACACGACATGGCTACAACCGCACAATACGCATCCACTCCCCGCACCGCACAGGCGCAGGTCGCCACGGCCAACACCAATAGAAACGGTACCGGCACGATTGCCACCGTATTCACCGGGGCGTCCAGCGGCTCGCGCATCGACGATATCTACATCGTCGCGACGGGCACGACCACGGCGGGTGTGGTTCGGCTGTTCTTGAATGACGGCACCAACACCTACCTGTGGCAGGAAATTCTGGTGGCTGCCGTGACGCCCAGCACCACTCAGCAGGTGTGGTCTTACACGCTGCTCAATCAGGCGCTGCTCTTGCAGAACGCCTCTTGGTCGCTCCGCGCAAGCACGAACAATGCGGAGACGTTCAATATTCAGGTGACCCGAGCGGGGGATTTCTAAGATGAACCCCGGTACGTTTCAAGGAGCGGGGTTGGGGGTTCCTTTAACGGCACCTGACTCCAGAAATAATTTTCCTACTCAAACCCGTTACTTCCCTACTTCGGGCACATGGACGGCACCAACAAACGGGTGGCTGTCAATTACCGCTATTGGAGCAGGCGGGGGTGCGGGGTCTTCACAAACGGACAGTACTGAAACTTGTTTATCTAGCGGCGGCGGTGCCGGTGGGTTTTGTTTTAGCCGCGTTTATGTTCGGGCCGGACAGTTATTTACTGTAACTATTGGCGCTGCTGGCGCTGGATCATCAGCAGTAAACACCGCATCCTCAGGATCAGCAGGCGGCACAACATCGGTTGTATCTTCTGGGGTTTCCATTTTTGCATATGGGGGCGCAGCGGGTACCGCGAATAGAACCGGCGCAGCAATTACTGCTGCTGCCGGAGGCGCGGCGAGTGGCGGACAGATTAATGTTGTTGGCGGTTCGGGCGGCGGAGTAACGGGTTCTGGCACTGGCGCGTTTGCCTCTGGCGGAGGGGCCGTAGGTATTTTTGGAAGATCGTTTTCAGCGGGTTCCGTTACCGGTACGGCAACAAATGCTGCTGCAACTGGCGGTGCTGGTATTGGAGGCATTTCTGTTGATGTAACCGGCGCGGTTCAAACCTCATATGGCGGGGGATCAACCGGGGCAGGCACTCTTTCGGCAGCAGGGACGGGGGTGGGGTTTTCAGCCAATGAGTACTTTCCTCTTCTCGCCGGTGTGTACTGGAATAACAGCCAAATAGGGTATGGCGGTAACGGCAGTGCTACTACCGCTACGATAGACAATGCCGGAGGCGCTGGGGTTCTCTTTGGCGGCGGCGGAGGTGCGGCTTCAAACATAATCTCCGCAAATAATCGTGCCTGTAATGGAGGTGCCGCTGGAATTTTTGGTGGAGGAGGTGCCGGGGGAGCAGCCAGAAACAACCAGTCTGTATCCGCAGGGGGAAGTGGCGGTGGCGCTGGTTTTGCAATATTCTTGTTTATGGCGGGCTAAGTAATGATTTACCAAATCCTTGATGACTCCGGTGATGTGCTAAACACAATCATTGCTGATGAATGGTTTGTAGAAGAGAACTATCCCGGCCATTACCGCTTGGTTGGCCCTGAGCCGCAACCGTATGTAGCGCCTGTTATTACCAAGGTCGCGTTTCGGTTTCGCCTGACCGATCAGGAGTACGTCGGCATCCTGTCCGCTGCAAAGACTGACATTGAGGTTGCGGCGTGGTTGGAGACGTTCAACATGGTGTCGAGCATCGACCTGTCAAATCAGCGCACCAAGGACGGCGTGGCAAATCTTGTCACGAAGAATCTGCTGACGCAGGCTCGGGCAACGACGATTCTCACGGCACCTGTACAGGAGTCGGAGCGTCCGTGAACACCGCATTCGTGATGCTGTTCATTTTGCTTCAGATCGCTGATATCTGGACGACGCTGCGGGCGCTGGAACTTGGGCATCGTGAGGTCAACCCGATTCTCGCCAAGTTGTTCACGAGGTTTGAGCCGCTCGCTGTGATGGTGACGCTGAAACTTCCGGCGGTCTGGCTGTTGTCGTACCTCGACTCATACCTACTGACGATGGCTGCATGTTTGGTGTACATGTGGGTTGTAATCAGCAATTGGAATGTAATCAAAGGCGGTAAGTAACCATGCCCGTCCCTGCTGCACTCGTTGCTATCCTCAAACCGCTCCTCGCGAACGGGCTGGGCCTCGTTGCCAATGCCGTGATGGCGAAGGGCAAGGATTACGTCGAAAAGAAACTCGGCGTCGAACTGAAGCCCGACATGACGGCAGACGAGATCATCCGGCTAAAGACCGCCGAGATGGAGCATGAAGAAGAGCTGGTGCGGCTCAAGTTGGAAGAGAACAAGCTCGATCTTCAGGAACTCGACATGCTCCTGAAGGACACAGATTCAGCGCGGGATCGTGAGGTGCAGATCGTCACTTCGGCACAAGCACCTTTGCTAAACAAGATCGTGACCCCCGTTCTCGCGCTGATCCTTCTGACGCTGACGTTCGTTCTGTTCGGCATCGTGATGTTCGATAACGACCCGGTGGAGCCTTCTCGCAAGGACATCCTCATCTACATTCTGGGGGTCTTGTCGGCAGTCTCGACTCAAGTGGTCTCCTACTACTTCGGTTCTTCGCAGGGGTCCAAGGACAAGGGTGACCAGTTGAAGGAGATCATGAAGTGAGCAACGTCTCCGAACAGGCTGCGTTCCTTCTGGACGTTACCCGGCTCATTCAGAAGGCGACTGAACTCGGGTTCGTGGTGACTGCGGGCGAACTCTACCGCACCCCGGACCAGCAGGCGATTTACTTCAAGTCAGGCCAGACACGGACCATGAACAGCCTGCACACTCAGCGTCGTGCCGTAGACCTGAACTTCTTCGTGAACGACAAACTGACCTACGACAAGGCCACCCTTGCGCCGCTTGGTCTGTACTGGGAAAGCCTGCACCCGCTGAACTCGTGGGGCGGGAACGGGGTGCGACTTGTCGATACCCCTCATTTCAGCCGTGGTGTAGATAAGCCTGAATGGAGGAGGGTGACATGAAAAATCCCGTGTGGGACAAGAAGCGGCCGAAGGGGCTGGGCAAGCCGAAAGCGTTGTCACCTGCCAAGAAGGCCTCTGCCAAGCAGATGGCGGCCAGGGCGGGCAGGCCTTACCCTAATCTCGTGGACAACATGAGGGCGGCGAGGAAGCGGTAATGGCTAAAGTCAAAAAGGACGCCATCGGGCAGGAGATCCGCAAGTCGTATGAGCGCGGCCAAAAGGGCTGCCCCCAGGCGACGATGGATATCCATACCAACCTCAAAAACCGCAACGATGCGATCGAGGAGTACGGGTACGGCCCCCTGAACCCGGAGGCCGAGTCGCGGGCTTTTTGGGATAAGAAAGCCGAGCTCTGGCAGACCACGGTCCGCGAAGCGAAGAAAGCGCGCTGCGGCAACTGCGCGGCGTTCATCCAAACCCCGCAGATGATCGCCTGTATCGAAAACGGCATTGAAGAGCCTGGCGAGGAGCACGAGAACTACGCCCCTGATGTGGTCGCAGCGGCCAACTTGGGCTACTGTGAACTGTTTCACTTCAAGTGCGCAGGCGATCGCACGTGTGATGCGTGGCTCGTGGGCGGCCCAATCAGGTAATATGTCCCCATGCCATACCTCAGACTGTTCCTTAAGCCTGGCGTAGACAAGCAAAACACCGAGTACGGCGCAGAAGGCGGCTGGACCGATTCGGACCACATTCGCTTTCGTTATGGGCTGCCGGAAAAGATCGGAGGATGGACAGGGTTCGGGGATACCCCTGTCTATTATATCGGCATGCCAAGTGAGATATTCACTTGGAACGACCTTGATGGCTCTCCGTACATCGCCATTGGGACGAACCGCAAGCTCTATGCGTTCTACGGAGGCTCCTGGTCGGACATCACCCCGATCCGTGCGACGCAGGCGGGAGTCACGTTCACCACGACGAGCGGTTCTGCCACGGTGACCGTTAATGCCCCGTTGCATGGCGCCATCACGGGCGACTTCGTGACCCTCTCAAACGTCACCGGGACGCCCGGAGGCATTCCAAACGCCAGCCTGGCGCATGAGTTCGAGATCGTCTCCGTTTTGAACACAAGTACGTACACGATTACCTCTCCTACTCCGGCGAGCTCGAGCGCAACGGCAGCAGGAACGGCGGACGCGGCCTACCAGATCAACGTCGGCACCACCACCAGCTATGCAGACTTCGGGTGGGGCACGGGAACGTGGGGTTTGAGCACTTGGGGGACTCCGCGTCCCGCTTCCGCAGGGCTTGCGTTGGGTTCGCGTGTCTGGCAGTTCGATAATTTCGGAGAAAAGCTCATTGCCCAGCTCGTGGACGGGTCTGTCTACGAGTGGAACCCGGGTTCCGGGATTTCGACACGTGCTACCGCGGTCAGCGGGGCGCCCACCAAGAGCACTTACGCCCTAGTGTCCACGCCAGACAGGCATTTAGTCTGTTTTGGCACGGAATCCACCATCGGAACGCCTTCCACGCAGGATCCGATGTATGTTCGGTTCTCCAATCAGGAAGACATCAACACTTTTGTCGCTACAGCGACGAATACGGCCGGCGGGCAGCGGTTAACCGACGGAAACAAGATCGTTTCCGCACTCCGGTCTCGCGGACAGATCTTGATCTGGACCGACACGGCGCTGCACAGCATGCAGTTCCTCGGCCCTCCATACACGTTCGGTTTCCAGCAGCTTGGGGCCAACTGCGGGCTTGTTTCTCCGCATGCGTCGGCTGACGTAAACGGCGTGTCCTACTGGATGAGCAAGGACGCGTTTTTTGTCTTCGACGGTACGGTCAAAAAGCTTGCGTGCACCGTACAGGATTATGTCTTCAAGGACATCAACCTTACGCAGTCTGAGAAAGTCCACGTAGGCATTAACACCCAATTCAACGAGATCACGTGGTGGTATTGCACACAGGCAAGTGTCTATATCGACCGTTACGTGACCTTTAATTTTCTGGAGAATGTCTGGTCCGTAGGCACTATGCCTCGTACCGCCTGGACAGACCTTGGCACTTTCCCCAAGCCTCTTGCGTCACAGTATTTCCCCGATTCCAACGCCTCGTCGCTTACGACGATTTATGGCCTTACCGCGGGGCGCTCGCTCCTCTACAACCAGGAGGACGGGAAGAACGCGAACGGCTCGGCCATCACCGCTTTTGTGACGTCCGGCTATTTCGACATCGGCGACGGGGACACCATGCTGTACATGCGCCGCTTTGTCCCGGACTTCAAGAACCAAGAAGGCAATCTGACGGTGCATCTGCTGTTGCGGGCGTATCCGCAGTCCTCTGCTACGCCCAGTTCGCTCGACCCCTACGTGATCACTCCGACCACCGAAAAGGTCGACACGCGAGCCCGTGGAAGGCAGATAAGCCTGCGCATAGAGAGCACCGAGCTAGGCACCAACTGGCGCTTCGGAACGATGCGAATTGACATCCAACCTGATGGCTTGCGATGAGCAAGATCTCCAACGTCCGCCTGCCTAACGCGGCTACTGCGGGGTATAGCGCGGAACAGTTCAACCAGCTCGTGCGTTCGCTCGAACAGGTCATCTTCCAGCTCAATAATAGCTATACCCCGACCGTCAGTGACGACAAAGCGGGGGCTGGCTCGTGGTTCGCGGCAGGTTCTGGTGCAGGCGGTGGCTTTGCTGGCGGCGTGCGAGGCTTTCAGGTCAGTAACGGCATTAGCCTGCCACAGGCGATGTTGATCTCGAACCTCGACCAGGATCTGACCAGTACGACTACCGAAGAGCTTTTGACGTACGACGTGGTGGCGTTGTCAAACGGCATCCGCGTCGTCGATAACAGCAAAATCTACGTTCCGTGCTCCGGGCAATATCTCGTCACGTTTACGCTACAGGTCTCGAACCGAAGCAATGCTCT